CTAGCAACAATGCATCTGCTGCTGCTTTGACTTGATCACGTGTGATCTTATCATTTGGTTCAAACAAGTATGGTCTTGCAAGTAATTCAAGTTGTCCACGTAAGTAAACAACAAGTCTTGCAACGTTGACTCTATCAAGAGCACTTGCATTTCTTGCACGAGTTTTCTGTCCAAATACAACTAGCCCTGCTCCGTTAATAAACGTAATTGGGTTAATGTTATTTACATATAGTGTATCGCGCTGTCCAGTATTAAGTGAAACTGCTACAAATTCGCCTTCGCTATTTACATAGCCTGAACTTGTTGCGTTTGTAACACCACCGCGTCTTGTACCTGCTGGTGCAAACCATGGATAAGCAACTTGGTCGTTTAATACAATAGTGCGTAGTGCCATATGACTTGGTGGAACAACAACGTTGTTTCCTAAGTTGTCACTTGTGAAGCCCCATGGGTAGTACATACCTAGGTACTCATCACGGCTAACTGCACCATCGTCATTATCTTCAACTGCATTATTAACGTTAGTTGCCCATTCATTAAGTGAAGTTGCATCTGGTGTTAGTCTTGCTGGTGTGTCACCTACAACAAATGCTGTTAAGCGTCTGTCATAGTTTAGAGTGACTAGTTCACCAATTAGTTCTGGATAACCTGGGCAAGCAATCAAGTTAAACTGACGTGATTCTTCATCACGTACATCTTGGTTGCTGTTAACTTCAGATTGTAGTGCTGAAACAACAGTCTTACGTACTGCATGACGCCCGAATGTTCCTGAACCATCTTCGTTATTACCTGAAGCAGTAACCCAACGGTGTGGATAGTAACCGCTCATTGATTCATCTTCTAGTGAACCAGTTGCGCCAATAACTTGATAACGCTCGTTGTCACCTGCTGTGTCAATATAGTTACGCTTGAATTGTTTTACATTGAATCCGCTTCTGCGCATGTTCCATAGCAACATACCTTTTGGATATAGTGCTGGATCTGGAGCATCTGGATCTAAGTAATCACTTGTTAGTAGATCAACAATGCTTGCTTCGGCGCTGTTGCTACCTGCGTCTGACCAACGTGCATCTGCAAAAAGAACACCTTGATCAGTTGTTTGATCAGTTTTGTCTCTTTGTACCCATGCTTCTAATGTCGCATCGTAGATGTTAATTCCTGGATAGTTTTCAACATCTGATGTGTCAATCCAAACATCGCCATCTACTAGTGCTGTGCCATCTGATTGTTCTTCTGGCTCTGATGCACTTACAATTGGTCCATTTGGATCAGTGTCTGCATAGTCTGCATTGAAGTTTTGGTATCCAACCCATCCACTACCATCGTGGATCATTAGATCTACTTCGTCTACAACTGAGTTGTACCAAAGTTTGCCATCTTCTGTTAGGCTTGACGGAGCGTCTCCGCTTGCTGTGTATGTTAGCTCTTTCCATAGGCTGATCATATAATCATATGTGTCATCACCTGTTGGTGTAGCATAGAAATTAGCAGTACCTTCACCGGTATCATAATTCCAAGCACCGTCACTAAATGCTAGTGCAATCAAACCGTCTGTGTCTTCAATACGGATTTCGCCGCCTAGTTTATGCTCAATAACAACTCTGTTTGTGCTGTCTACATATGCAACAATATTAGTAAATTTTGCTGCATTAATCTCTCCTGCCATTGTGTCTGCGTCACCGCTTGCACCTACAGTAGTAACACTAATAGTTTTTGGTGTGCTTAGTGCATTACTGTTAGCAGTTGTTTCAGCCATATCAAATGTATATGTGCCTGCTACAAGATTTGTAGTAACTTTTCCTGTTTTAGCATTTGCTGCTCCTGTACCATTACGTCTGTAAATAGTGAAGTTTGCAAGTGCTGGATCATCTTCTTCTGAATTTGCTTTTACATACAAATCACCAACAACTAAGTTTGTTCCACCAGTTTTATCTAGATCGTAAATTGCACCTTCTGCTGAAGTGTACATTGGAGAACTTACTGTATCCCAAAGTTGTGTGTCTGAATTGTACTGCTTAACACTGAAGTCTGCGCCACCATTTGGAGTAGTTGTTTTAATCCAAACGCTGCCTGTTGGTGCAGGTAATGTGTCATTTGTTTTGAATCCAGGTACATTTGTATGAGGCTGAATGGCTAGTCTAGGAACACTATATGTTTTCTCAATAATACCTAATGCGCCAGAATCAGATGCAGAACCTGCTGATCCTGTTAGTGCGCCAATACCGCCCTGAATTTTAATTTTGCCGTCGGCTGTTGTACCGCCGCCACCTTCGTTACTGATTGCTGCACTTGTACCATATAGTTCTAGTGCATTATCAACTGCTGCTGCTGCAACGCCAGTAATACCAGCATTGTTAATATCAATTACTAACTGTGCTAGATCATTACCAGTTGTTACAACTTGTGTTTCGTTAATAATAATCGAATCACCTAGTGTATAAGTTGGGTTTTGTACTGAACCTCTTACTGTGTAATGGCTTGCTTCCCATGCTGCTGAACCAACTTTTACCCAAGTTCCAGATGAACCTGCAAGTGTGTTTGTTCCTGCTGTCTTATACCATAATTGGTTTGTAGAAGTAGTTGCGTCTACAGCATATTCACCAACTTGACCAATTGATGTTTTAGGTGCATCTGTAATTGAATCAATGTCTGATGTTTCAGTTACAACGTAACGTGTTTGTGCTGTAAATGTTTGACCGCCTGTTGTTGTAATTGCGGCTGCGTTCCATTCTAAAATACCAAAGTTAGAAATTTGTGTGTCAAACCAATATGCATCGTTTGCTGGCTCGCCTGTTGGAGCGTCTGCACTTGCGTCAAGCTCTCCTAGGTCCAAATCTGCTCTAACAACATATACTGAATTTGTAATTCCTAATAAACTGTATGCCGCTTGTAGTCCATATTCATTCTGCTCTCCTGCATGGATCATGTTTCCATTGTTATCAGATCTAAATATAGGATCTCCAAATGTTTCACCTAGCTCTCTTTGGCTAGTGATTAAATATGCTCTACCAGCATTAGCCTTCGTTGTCCCAGGTGCAATACCTGTTCCTGCGCTGCTTGTCTTATTGCTGGCAGTAGCAACAAAAATTACAGGTACTGTACCTGCTGCTGCTGGGGTGTAAAAGGATTCGTCAATTACTTGGACCTCTACACCTGGTGATACTAATGCCATTTTGTTTCTCCTGTTGGAATAGTGTTTCTGCTATTGTATTTAGCAGATGAAGAATAAAATACCCGTCTAATACTATCGAAAAAGGGACCGAAAAGGTGAGGTAAATACAGTATGAGGCCGTTATGTAAATGTGGGCAACGCCCTGCTGCTATAAATTATAAAAAAGGTAATAAAACTTATTACAGAAAACTCTGCGAAGTTTGTCTACGCAACGGTGTTAACCACGGCATACCAAAATGGAAGCAGCGTGGTTACGAGAAAAAAGAACAATGTGAAAAATGTGGATTTAAATCAAAACACACAGAACAGTTTAATGTTTTTCATATTGACGGAGATTTAAATAACTGTCGTCCGACAAACTTAAAAACTATCTGTGCTAATTGTCAGAGAATTATTCAGAAAGAAGGAGTTCGGTGGAAACAAGGTGATCTGCGACCTGATTTCTAAGTCCAATTATTGTAGTGTTGTTATAAAAGATTTTATCAAATTTGTCATTAGAATCAATCCACTTCCATTCGCTAGAATGTATATCGTAGTTTGCCATTAAGTTGCTGCCTGTATTATTATCAAGTATAGCATATCCAAACCACTCAGGAAGTTCTCCTCGTTGTATTTGCCAAACTTTGCCACCTAGATCACGAATCATTTTCTGCTCGTTTCTAAAACGAACATCAGGGACAACATAGTTTTTTGTAGGATTATCGATTACTTTCTTTTTTACAAGGCATAGCCAAATGCCATCGTAAAAGCCGTTACGCATACAATCAGTACCAAATTCTTGCAATACCAATCTTGGAGTTATAGTCCTGCCTGTTTCTGCACTCCAAAAAGTATCTTCTTGTTCTCGCCAGTCTCTACTTTCACTTGTGTCGCCTTCTAGCAATGCACGGTCCCAGCCAAAAACAGATGCAACACCATCTTTGAGTTTATCTGCAAAACTAATTTTTTCATAACCATAATCGACTAACACATCAGCAACAGTTCCTTTGCCGCTACCGATAAGGCCACAAATACCAATAATCATAAGACAAATCCTTTCAAGTGTCTATACATTATAGCAGGTATTTAAAAATTGTCAACCAATTAGAAAAGAATATCCAGTGCCGCCGCCTACTGCTTCTTGCACTTCTTTGTCAAGTTTTTCCATCTCTTGTTGTGCTTCTGCTTTTAGTGCATCACCGTTAAGTGTTGAACCACCTTGTGGGCCAGCAATGGTAGCAAATTTTGAACGTGCTTCACCTAACATATACTTGCAACTTGCTAGTGTGTAATCTTTGATCCATTGTTTGGCTAGATAATCATCTAACAACTGGCTATCTGGACGATAGTTATATGCCATAAGCATTAGTGTTTCTTCAGCTCTTGGGCGTTGTAGTAACGTAATTTTATGTGTTACAGGATTCCATTTAAATTCAATAAATGATCCAAACATACGTCCTACAAGTTCTTGGTACTGTGAGAATAAATCATATGTTGCTAATCCGCCAACATGTGAACTTGCTAACAGATATGTGTTTGTATAGGCTAAGTTAAATGGTTCAAAAATTGTGCCGCCATCGCCGCCACCGCTTCTTGATCCTATACTTCTTCTGAAGATTTTACGAACTTCTATTACTTCGTTTGGTAGTGTATATTCGTTTTGATCTTCTACTGTTTCTAAAAAGAGGTACGATTCTTCAACACTATTTTCAGAACGCTGTCTAAAACGTGTTAGAGCTTTTGTTAATGCTGTATCATAATGAATTGGGTCGAGTTCAACATCCACCATTCCACCGCCTAAAAATGCATTGACATAGTCAAATACTTCTTGTTTTTGTGTTGCTAAATCTGCCATATGAAGTTCTCCAATAGTATTTATCGTCGCGATAAATATGTATATGCCAAGACTATCATTATATAAACCAGAACGCGGCAATGATTACTACTTCCTGGATA